TTGAGTAAGGATGCCCCCGGCCACGGGGATGAAGGAGGGTAGCCAGGGGGCAGACAGGTGAGAGCTGTCCCGGCTATTCTTCCGAAAAATAATGCGTTTTGCAAATGCCGGAGAGCAAAAAATGACCCTCGAAACAGGTTCCCCTGACTTATATCTCTTATGGTACGAAGAACACGGCGACATTACGCTGCATGTCTTTGAAGACAAAGAAGATTTTTTCGATGCACAGGATGAATGTGCAGACGATGACATAATCTGTCACACGCTATCGTTGAATTGGCACCCCGCCACGTAGACCCCCAAGCCAGCCCTGCACCCAAGACGGAGAGACAGAGTGATGCAGATCGCTGGCCTAGAGGCAGCACAAGTCTAGCAAACTGACATTACTTTGAAGAGACCGCGATAAACCTCTGATCGATGGCTGCCAGTCCTTCACGAAAGACTGGTAACTCATTCCCGAGCACCGCCCTATCTAAAAGTATTGCTCCGACGATCATCTCCGCTGCCTCTCTGCCGACAGAATCTGACATGCAGTTGACGATATCACGCAGCAAAAGCAGGTTGTTGTTGTATCTCCCGGTGCCCTTGTCCGTGGAGGGGACACCTTTCAGGTTGACGCTCCTCACGAAAGCGCCAGCTCTGCCCAAGACATCGAGCAAAAATTCTGCTGACTTATGTTCTACTGTGTCGATCTTCCCACTCAGCAGCAGCCGATCAATCTGGAGTTGATCAGTGACCCTCGCCCTAGCAACGACCTCGCCTTCCTCCTTCTCAAGGATGACGCGGTGCCTTTCGTGCAGCCTGGGGCTGCCGACATCGTTCACAACGAGATCAGAAGTCCCACTGGCCGGGTCTTTCATTATTGTACGCCCTCGTTCCGCCTAGATTGTCGTCTGCGTCATCCCATACCACATAATCCCGATAACGACCATTCACCGGGTCATAGTTGAGCTTCGCATGACCCACGGTGCCAATCCATTTGAATCGGCACTTCCAACTATGGACCTCGATGTGCTCCCCGGTGCGATGCACAGTCAAACCACAGTCCGCTTTCGCAAACCAAGCAGCAGAACCGCTGATGTGATTGCCATTGGGGATCGGCATCTGACCACTATCGTTCGCTCGCATCTTTGCTGGATGAGCGATGAACCAAATGTGCAGATCACAGGATCGAGCAAACTGCACCATGCGTGTCAGCATCTCGCTGATCGCTTGATGTTCATTCTCAGAGGATGACTGGGCGATGTAGTTGTAGGGATCGATCACCAAACCACGGCATCCCAGACGCATCACCGCCTGCTTGGTACGCTCGATGATCGAGTCAATCGTTGCAGACTCACCGTCCTTACTGTCGAGAAACGCAAAGTGATCGTTGACCCATGACTTAGCTTCGCTCATCTCATCATGCGACATCCTCTCAGTCGGACCCACGAAGAACGGCTTACGTGCTCGCTTCTCAGACAGCTTGATGATGTGCAATGGTGGCGGGTTCTCGAAGCTGGCAATGGCAAACTTCCAATCGTGTTGCTCCGCAAGATTGACCAGCACCGCATCGATGAACTCCGATTTACCACTGCCGGGTTGCCCCGTCACCACCGTGAGCTGGCCTTGAAGTACAGTGTACAGCTCATCGAGACCACTGAATCCGGTGCTCTTGCCCTGCATCAGCCCACGTTCGTAGAGGAATGCCACGTCCTCGCCGTAATCATCCGCGCTGTAGACACCCACCAGTGGGGTTGGCACCGCACAATCGATTAGCTCCGCAAGGTAATCTGCACCATGCTCTCTGAGCGTATCGTTCGCGTCCTTACAGCCCTCTGGCAGCTCTAGGTGGTAGCACTTGGCTCTGCCTACCCGCCGCATGATCTCTTCCCCTAGCGCCTCTCCTGGCTCATCAGCGTCCATTGCCAGAATGACCTTTTCAGCTCGATCCAGTACCGACTTTGCCTTCCAGAGATAGGAGAACTTCCTGTCCTCCTCTGGATCTACCTTTCTATTGCTCACTTTCTGAGGTGCCCCAGATGGCACTGACACCACCAGATGATCAGTGCGACTACCCAAGGCATCAGATATCGCGCAGCAATCTAGCTCACCCTCAGTAATGATCACCGTGGTGTGCTCATCCGTCGCGCTCTCGATGTTCCACAGGTTCTGCGCTGACCCATCTTGGATGAAGTTCTTGCCTTCAGTGCTGCGCCACTTGATCGCTGACTTGTCCTTGTAGGCAAAGCCGATCGCTGGTACATCACCGACGTTATGGAAGTAATGGTTGCCACCAACCACGTTGAGATGCCGTACCCGGCTGGGGTCAATGCCCCGCAGTGTCAGAAAATTATCAGCCACCAGTTGATCGGACTGCTTGGGCACACTGATCGCAGTAACTTTGGTGACAGGTTTGTCGATCTCGAAATCATCAAACGGATCGTCCCTCCTCACAATCCCACTCGCCTCGCAATGCCAGCATTTGTACACCAGACCATCCGCCACCTCATCCACATCTAATGTTTTCTGATTTTTCTTTTTCCTGTCCCCTGAACAGAGGGGACAAACGTGTCGTCCCTCACCTCGACTCTGTATGAAATACTCGAAGTCGTCGTCACTCATCACATGATTCATCTTTCCTCCTCTTGTGAATCCCCTAGATTTATGATATTTATCGTAAGCTATCGACGTTGGCATCACGTTCAACTCTCTGAGTTGATAGCAGCTTTCGTCTCTGTAGCTATCGACGTTAGCTATCGATGATGGCTTCTCGCAGCTCTCTCACGCCATCGATAACAGCTTTCTTTCTTCTCACTCCTGCATCCTCACTTGCTATTTTGTAAATGATCTCGAGATATTTTGATCCCACACCGGGGCCAAGATCGTTCTTATCGCATAGGCGTTCAACATCAGTGGTGACAACATAAACGAGCGCCTTTTCGCGCACCTCATCATCGCCATGATTCAAGTCCCGCATCGCCCGTTCTAACGTCTTCACCAACAACTTCTGTTCAGGCAATAGGCTCAACAACTATCTCCGCTCTTGGGTTTTCTTTATCGAGACCGTGGTATATGTGCTTCTCTTTCACCTGGCGGTCATTCTTGTAGGCGTAGCCTTCTAGGCAATCGAGTATCACCGACTCATCGAGATCGGGCCGACGTGTCTTATAGAAGATTGTCATCGTCACCTTCACGTCACCATCGATCAGCTCCTCCAATCGAGGGCATTGCTTGTTGAAACCCTCGATATAGGTGAGCGCCTTCTGGCTCTTTATGAATCGAGCACGGCCACCGAATGTCACTAATCTTCGTGAGTTAGCCTTCGATGCAGGTTCGCCATATATTGTTGTTTCAAACATGTTGCACAAGGTAACGTGTGTTGCTATTCTTGGCAAGACCAAGGAGGAGATTTTTATGGGTGCGGTGAAACAGGGTGTGATCGAGCGCGAGCAGCGCGGAGAGATCAAGTACAACGAGGAGCAGAGACGTTATGAGCTTGGAGATAAAAAGGAACGTGGACATGAAAGTTCGCCAACCGGGGGAGTCGCTTCCGACGATACCGTGGGACGACATGTATGTGAAGGACGCATTCGACATTCCGGTGTGCGAGAGTGGGTTTCAGAGCAAGTTGAGTGCGGTTCGCAGCTCTTACCGGCGCTGGCAGGATCGGCAAACGGGAGAGATCGACAAAGAGTTTTTCATTGGCAAGCACGAGGAAGGCAGCGATTGCTTTGTGAGGGTTTACTGCAAGCTTGGGCCTGTGCGTGATGAAGATTACCAACCATCACAACCTCTCGCCCCCTATCGTTAAGGCGCTTTCAAGAGACGACTATACCCGTGGCAAAAGCCATCGCTCTGTTACCCAGCTAATCGACTCGCCCCAGGTACGCATTCTGAGAGAGCGTCACTGGGATGACTTGACGGAGGACGTGTCTGAGAAGATGTGGGCCGCGTTGGGTACAGCAGTACATCGCATCTTCGAGGATCATGCCGGTGATGATGTGATCAGCGAGGAGAGACTCTTCGTCGAGGTAGATGACTGGATCATCAGTGGTGCTATCGATCTGCAAGATGCGCGAGGCATCGTGGATTACAAATGCACCAGCGTGTGGTCAGTCATACATGACAAGATCGAATGGGAGCTTCAGCTAAACGCATACGCTTGGCTGATGCGCCATGCCAAGGGCGTCAACCCTCAAGAGCTACGGATCGTGGCGGTCATGCGGGATTGGAATCGGAGACAGGCCGAGAGCGATGCCAGCTACCCACAGGCACCCATTGCTGAGTTGCCCATCACCCGATGGTCAGACAGTGATCAGGATAAATACATGGAGGGACGGATTGCTCTGCATCAATTCGCAGAGTTCCGAAACTTTAGTGATGAGTCGCTGCCTCCATGCACAGACGCCGAGCGTTGGACACGTCCAACAACCTACGCCGCCAAGAAGACGACGAACAAACGTGCGTTGAAAGTTTTTGATTCGATGGAAGAGGCCGAGTCTTTTCTTGAGAAGCGTGGACACGCCGACAGCAAGTGGCATGAGGTGGAGGTGCGTCACGGAGCGCATGTGAGGTGTGATCAGAACTGGTGTCGTGTTGCTGAGTTCTGTGATCAATACAAGGAGAACGCATGATCAGTCCAGATCAAAAGTTTGAAGAACAGCTAAAAGCTTGGGGAGAAAAAAATCCTTGGTTCACGAATCCAGAAACAGATCTGGAGTTGGAGATGGCAATAGATGCCGCGAGTCTCCATACGCAGATCACCGAATCGCATGGCGTACCAAACACCGAGCGAGGCGTGGATCTATACCTAGCTTTGATCGATGCAGGTATTCGCAAGGCTTACCCAGAATACGCATGGGAAAAAAATGATCGAATCTGATAAGAGCGTGTACGAGAAAATGATCGGCATCTGGTCAATCACCCGGATACCCCAACTTGAGATGACACCCACGAACGGAGAGGTGTTGTTCCGTTGGTCTATGGGTGAGATTGTCGCAATACCTTTCAATCTGTTCGATGAGTTGGTCCCGTTGGAGATCGTCTTATTAGTCGAGCAGCAGATAGAGCAGCGGTATAACGTCAACCCGCAGAAATTCAGGGTAGACCTATCTGGATATCGTAAGAATCCGTTTTCAAGTCAAAAATAATAGGAGGATTTATGGCTGAAAAAACATTAGTGGACGCCTTAGTGAAGGCGCAATCGGAGATGACACACGCGGTGTTCGATCAAGTGAACCCACAGTTTCACTCGAAGTTCGCATCACTGAAGTCGGTTATCGACGCAGTAAAACCTGCGCTCAACAAAAATGGCATTGCCTTTATTCAGCGGTCCATCCCTATGGAAAACGGGATATCCATTGAGACAGTGCTGTATGGTCACGGTGAAGAGATCACGACTGGTGCAGTGCCTGTCCCCGCGCAGAAAATTACCGCACAAGGCTATGGGAGCGCGATGACATACGCGAAAAGATACAGCCTAGCGATGGCTTGCGGTGTCGCGGCAGATGAGGATGACGATGGTGAGGCGGCAGAGGTAGAGCAGCCACCATCTGCGCCGAAAGCGAAGAAGAAGTCATCTCCACCGCCGGAAAAGAACCCAGCACCGCGATCCGATCTGCCGGAAGAGGTTGAGTTCTACCAAGGCGAGGAGGGAGCAACGGCCTTCCTCGAATTGTATAAGTTGGTTGTTGAGCTAGAGACCAGTATGCCTGGTTTGCAGAGCACCTACCGTA